CTGCCCGATCCGTCGCATTTGATGCTGGACATCGTGACGCTCGCCTGGACCGGTGAAGCGAACAGCTCCTCCGATGCCGACACGTAGCCCGGCGCGACCAGGCTGATGAACATCCGGTCGATGTTCCTGGGATCCACCCGATCCGCGTCAGCCGGCAGTGCGAACCCGCCGTCGAGAGCATCGAAATCGAGTGTGATGTCGGCGTCGCTTGGCGACCCGCTCGCATAATTCCACAGCCGCACGAACCACGACCGCGCATTTCCCGCCGCGTCCTTGCCCTCGATCGTCAGCGTCGGGCCGTCGAGTGCGTCCAGCGCAACGACCCCGCTCGACTGCCAGTGGAAACTGAGCTGGCAATGCGAGTAATCGCGGCTCGTTTCGCGCGCGTGCGCCGGGTGCGCCCAATTGTCCTCGCTGGCCCAGATCAACCCGACCAGGTCGCCCTTGCGCAAGAACTCGCATTGCACGCTCAATCCGTGCGCATCGGGTGTCGTGACGGCGCTTGCGATCGTCCCCCGCGGAAAATCGACCGTCCAGTGAAGCGGATCGAAGCGTTTGACGTGCGTCTGGACGATCTTCGTGCCGGGCCGCGTGAACCACAGGTTCATTTACGGCTCCCTCAGCGCCGAACGGATTGCGCGCGCCACTTGCCGACTCGACTGCCGCAGCACCTGCGGGTCGGCGGGCGTTGGGGACTGGATTGTGATCCCCACCCGCACGTCGCGCGTACCGCTTCCGAGGCGCTCGATCCGCCCCCCGGTCGGCGGCACAAACAGCTCCGGCCCGCGCTCGCCGACGAGGTACGCGCGACCGGCGTTGACCGGCCCGCCCGTTGCACGGCCCGGCGGTCCGAGCAGCGATCGGACGAGGCTGCTCAGCCCGTTGATCAGGCCCGCGCCCAACCCTCCGCCGGTCGAATGGAATAGGCCGCGCAGGGAGGCCTGAGCGATTTCGTTCATGGCCGACAAGGCGACCTTCTTGAGGTCGTCGAAGCCGAATTTCCCGGTGGTGATCGCGCGTGCCAGTGCATTGTCGATCATCCGACCGGCACGCCCGGCGCCCGACACCAAAGGCCCCTCGAGCTCGCCGCGCATCGACGCGACGTCGCGTGCGAATCCCGCCGTGTCGGCGCGGACGCTGACGACCAGCCGTTCGATTTCCTCGTCCATGACTTACCCCGTCATCCCGGGAATCGAAGATGACCGTCAGGTCACTTGATCCGGGATCCATCTTCTTGGTCTTGGTGGAGCCTCAGTCCGGAAACCGCTGCTTCAATTGTTCAATCGTTTCGAAATCCGGCCCCTCTGGGGAAGGCGCATCAAGCGCCAGCGCCAGCTCAGCGGGAGTCGCCTTCCAGAATTCCTCCGGTCGCCAGCCGAGGATCAGCGCAGCGGCATTGCACAGCCGCGCCGCCGCCTGGCCGAAGAGATCCGTCACCGTCCCTGAAGCACCTGGCCCAGCACGAGCTTCAGGGTAGGCGTAATTCCGGCCAGCCCCTTCTCGACGACGGCCTCGCCGATCCGCTCCCGCGTGATCGCTTTGGGCCGCGCGGCGGACAGATGGTCGAACAGGACGACGATCTGCTGCAGTTTGAGCGCACCCTCGGCCGCCCGTTCGACCAGCTCGAACAGCGATCCGAGCTCCTCCTCCGCCGCGACCAGGGCGCCGAAGGTCGGCCGCAGCAACAGCTTTTCGCCGCCGACTTCGATGCTCGCCTCGCCGCGATAAAGATTGGCCTTCACAGCGGCGCCACCTCGCCCGAGCTTTCCAGCGCCAGCGTGTAATTGCGCTCGCCATTGAAATCGCCGGCATATTCCAGGCGCGTCACCAGGAATTGCCCGCGCATTCGGTCGCCGCTTTCGAAGCTTAGCTCGTAGCTTTCGATCGCTCCGGACAAGGCCAGCCCCCTGACCTGCGCTTCCGCGCCGCTGCCGGTGAAGATCCCGCTTGCCGCGACCGACACCGACCGCACGCCCGCGCCGGAAAGCAACTCGCGCCATCCGCCGCTGCCCTTGTTGGTGATCGCCACCGCGTCGCCATTGATCGACAATTGCGTCGTCTTAAGCCCCGCCACGGTCGCATAGCTTGGCGTTGCCGTCCCATCGCCGATCTTCAGCAGGAATGCGCTGCCCCGTTCCGCCGCCATAGGATTCTCCTTTTTCGAAATTGACACTCAGGCTGCGAGCATCCGCGCCCGATAATCGATCGCGGCCGCCCACGGGCCTGCGACGTCCCGCACCACCCGTCGGCGAATGAGCCGCATCGTCACCAGCTGCCATCCGTCGAGCGCATTGAGGTCGCCAAGCGCCGCATCGACTTCGTCCGCCAGGCCGTGAAGCCGGACCGGCTGGTCGTCCCAGACGGTGATCGCGACCATGACTTCGCGACCTGTTCCGCTCTTGTGGCTCCAGTCGCTCTCGGTCGTCGCGTCGAGCGCCACGTAAGGATAAGCAGCACGCGCCGGCGGCCCGTCGAACACCCCGGTAAGATCCGCATTGCCGGCGAGCGCCGCCGCGATCGCGCTCTGCAGCGCGCCTCCGGCGCTCATCTGACGCCTCCGGCCAGAAAGCGCAGGCTCGGATCGATCAGCCAGCGCTTGATGATCCCGCGCCCACGCACCAGCACGCGCGCCTCCTCGACCTCGACCGAAGCACTGCCAAGGACGGCACGCAATTGCGCGGCCAACTCGGCGATTTTGCGCCGCTGCGCTTCCGTCGCCAGCCGCTCCCCGCGGCTCTGCAAGGCATCCATCATCCGCGAACCTCCTCGCATCGCATGACAATGCGGTCCTTGGCTCGCGGATCGTCGAGCAGCTGTCGGACCATGAGAGTGCGGCTATTCCATCGCACACGTTGGTCGAGCGCGATCCCGTCGCGCCGCCGGACCGTGACCCGGTATCGGGGCATCGAGCTCAGCGCCTGGCCTTCGCTTTCGGCTCCGACAGTCTCGAGCACCACCGCCGCAAGGCAGCGGCAGACCTCTTCCCAGCCCGGCTCCTGCAGCCCCATCGCATTGCGTAGGGTAACAGGGCGTTCAATCGTGATCCGCTCGCGCAGGGTTCCCGCGAATTCGCCGCTCATGCCAACCTCATCCTGCGGTACGGACGCCACAGGGCGGTCACCGCGGCGGGCGGCTCTCCGCCCTCGCCGTCGCGGACCGTAAACAGGTGCGCCACCAGCCGCAGCACGCCCTGGCGGATCGGCTCGGGCACGCCATTCTCATTGTCCGCTATGCCCGCGGTGCCGACGACTCTGACGCGGCCCTCCGGAATGCCGCTCGAGAGGCGCACCCAGCCGTCGCCGGCGAAGTCGATGTCGATGCTATACGCATCGCTCGCCAGCGGATTGGTGGCTCCCAGCGTATCGACGCTCGCGACTTCGGTAATCGACCGCACCGGTGTCACCGACAATCGCTCCCAGGCGCCGCTCGCCGGGAGGTCCTGCTCGAATGGGCGCGCGACCACGATTTGATTGATAAACGCTTCGCACAACGCGCTCGCGGTGCGGATGAGGCCGGCGACCAGCGGTTCCTCTTCGCCTGTCTCGATCCGCACGTAGGCCTGCGCCTCATTGAGCGTGACGATCGGCTCGGCCACGCTCGCCATCAGCGTTTCTCCACGCGAAGCGTGATCGACCGCTCGTCAGTCCGGCCAGACTGGGTCGTCACGCGGTTGGCCACCCGATACACGCGACCTGGCAAGCCGCCGGCGGCTTGGACTTTGGAAATGCCGTCGCCGAACTCGCTCCCCGCGACCGTGACGCCACCAGGCTCGTCCGGGTCGACCGACCAGCTGCTGTCCGCCAACAGATCGCCCTGATCAAGATACTGGGCGCCCCAGTCGATTGCATAATCGAGGACCGCTTCCGGATCCTTCAGAAGAAGTGTCATCTTTGCTCCTGGTGTCGTCAGCGCGGTTCGGGCTGCGCCACGGCGTCGCTGGTGGCGACGAACGTGCGCTTCGGTGGCGGCCCCTTGGTGGTCGGCTGCGTCGCCTGTGCAGCGACGCT